CCAGCAATCTTTATAGTATAATTATAACTTTTAAGACTTTCGGTTATGTATGTTTTTAGGCTTTTCATTGCGTTATTCCTGTATTATGTATTTATCATTGGTCGTTTGTTTTACTAGCCAACATCTTAAGCAGTTCATTACGGTCTAGTGCTTTACCTTCACCAATTGGAGTATTTTCTATTTCTTCAGATTTGCTAGCTAATTTCTGATCTAATTGTGCTTTTTTAAGCTGTAGATCAATCATCTTTAATTTTTTATTAAGCTTTGCTGTCTTAGCAGTAATAGCATGTCCAAGCATATTACTTGCTACACCAAAGATTTCACTAGAAAATCTACTATCAACTTGCATTCCCAAATCACTTAAATCCTTAAAACTATCAACAGCCATTTGTGCTAGTTCATCAAGTTCGGTATCACTTGCTTCTAGCCCACGTACTTGAGGTAATGCTTGGTCAATCTTTTCTAATGCATTTAATGCATCAGTTGTTATTTCACTTGCATTATTTGGAATAGGAAAATGCAAGCTGTCTATTTCATCTTGCGGCAACTCAAACAATTCGTTTAATTTTTTTGTCATACAAGTATTTAGTTACTTGTTTCGCCCATTGTAGAAAAGGTCATCCTCAGTTACAACTCTAAAAGTATATCCATGATGTTTACAATAGGCCATTGCAGCCTGCCACTTTGCATGATTTATGGCTACTACCATTTTGTCTTTAGCGTTGGCAACTTTACTTTCTATAATACTTTGTTTCTTAGGTTTAATCTCAACTATCTCAGCAATGTTTTTACCATATTTATTTTGATAAACTACAAAAAAGTCAGGGATATATGTTTTTGGTTGTCCAGTAAATGGATTACGATAAGGGACACTTATTGCTTCACTTGCCCAATATAATACGTTTTTGTTATTGTCACAGAAGGTCATAAATGTTAGTTCCCATCCACTACGATATCTAGGGGTATGTTTACCTATATATTTTTGAGTATTTTTTGGGGTGAATGTACCTTGAGCATACTTTGCCATGATTATTGCACGATATTACGTGCTACTGGTTGATTTGATTGTGGTACGGTACTTACACCATACAAACTTGTTTTAGATTTAAAACTGTTTAGATAGTATGATATAACTTGATTCATTTGTAGTTTACTACCGGTACCTTGAATTTGTCCTAACAAATCTAATACAGGAATATCAGTTTCTTGTGATATTCTAAATAGAAATGAAGTAAAGTTACCTGCAATAGCTCTAGTATCGCATACAGTTTTAAAATAACCGTTAACAATATCAAATTCATTTCCGTTTACTACCATATTAAATGCGTAAAAATCGTCAAATATCTTAACTGTTAAATCAAGAGAAGTGCGGTCATCTATAATTCTTGCCATAATTTATTTACCTTATTGTGCGCCACCGCCGCCACCACCGAGGATATTGGAACCACTAACCGGAGGAGGAACAACATTTCTACCCTGTGTTTGTGCTGCTCCATTTGGTGTACCAGCAAATATAGGTAAATTAAACAATACATTTCTTCCAGTATTGTTTAATGGGTTTAATATTGCATTAGTAATACCTTTAGTTATCTCAGCTTTGGCAGCTTGTTTTAAATTCATATTCTTAAGAGTATTATATGTAATACCTGCTTTTTGTATAGCTCCCAAAATATTTTGATTTGGTCCAGTTAAATCTTCAATAAATCCAGTAGTACTATACTGTGGTTTTCCGTCAACTACTATAGATTTTCCATTAGCATCCTTTAAGGGGGTTCCAAATATACCATCTATTAAACCACCTTGGCCTAGAATAGTAGATTGACTACCGGGTATAGCTATCGGACTCAATCTTTTATCAAAATGTTGTTCCATACCAAAACCAGGAACAGTGTCACTAGGCATATTACCATCCATTGCACCTTGAAAATATTTTACTGTTTCATAATCTATAGACATAGTATTTTCCATAACACCAGTACTTTCTGTGTAATTATAAGTATCATGACCAAATCTAGTGATTATTGGATTAATTAATGTATATGCTACATAATTGCGTTGGTTGAATCCAAATATTGTAATATTTTTAAAGAATGGAACTTTAGTTTGGCCTGTTGCTACAACTTCAGGCGGATTAAATGTATTTCCTGTTTCTCCTATATATCCCCAATCTGTATTACCAGTAATAGATTTTGCGTAAATATTTCTTTCGTTGTAGTTAGTTTGTTTAGAACTACCGGTACCAATAAGTGCGGCTTGAGAGCCTGATATTGATACTACTGGTTTAGTTGCATCTTTATAGTAATATGTATAATAATTATACCACATGTTACGTATTATATTTCCGTTATCATCATGGAATGCAATATCTATTGGATCATATTTAATTTTTGTTTGTACAATACGTTTACGGTTATATTGATTTAACTGATGTGTGTCAAATGTATAAGTTGGCAATTTTACAGATTTAACTGCTAGACCAAAATTTGCATCTTGTGGCAACCCTACTGAATACGCACTTTCATTAATTTCAAAATAAACATGGAATAGGAATTTAAACTTAGGTGCGTACTGATACGCATTGGGTATAAATGTTTTTGCGGCGTGGGTATAATCACGTAGATAATCGTTGGCAAAAAACCCTGCTGCCGCATCTGTTGCCAGCTTTTGAAAGAATCCTGCCATAAATTAATAATTATGCTGCAGTAGTAGTAGCACCAACACCGGATACTATGCCCTTAGCTACACCTCTTGTAACCGTGAAGCCTACACCTGATGTTGTCTCCGGAGTTTGTAATGCATTATCATAACGAATTGACAGTTGTATAGTTACAACCTCATTTGAGCCATATGCTAAATTATTGTAATTGGCGGCCTGCAAGAAGCAACCATATACTTGCCATGTTTCTAACACAATCGGTACTGATGTTCCGTTACCGCCGTCTAATATTTCGATGTTTGTTTGAAATTTATAATCTTGTCCAGAGGCTGCACTAGCTTGTTGAACAAAATCCATTTGCTTTTGCAATTGTTGACCAACTAATTTAGCAACGTTGCCTGACGCATCATCTCTAACATTAATAGTTAGTGGCTGCCATTCATGACGTCCTGCCAAATACATTGTAGAATTGTAAATTGGTATAGTAATTTCACCAAAACTAACTGATGGACGTGTTACGTCAATAACTTGTTTTGTCAATTCTTGTGTGACTGCACTAGTACCAATATTTAGAAAGCTAACTCTAAAACGATACTGTAGTTTGGGCATTAGCAATGCCTGATTTCCACCGGAGGTATCTCCTGCCACTGACATGTTAATTAATGATCCTGATCCTGTTGCCATTTTTTTCTCCTGTTATTAATATTTATCTATTTAAATAGATATCCCTCTCGGGATATCATATTTTATTATTGTCCACCAAGCTCGCCTGTGTTCAATATACGAACCGGGATATAGATGAATTCAGCTGCCTTAACAGGCTCAACCGCAACATCAATCCAAAGTTCATTTCTATCAATTCTTGCCGGTGTATTGTTACTTTCGTCACACACTACAATGTAGTCGTATAGACCGCGTTTAGCAACTAAATCAATCATCAATGTGTCTACAACAGCCGCAATTTGATTACGTGTTAATGAATCGTTAGGTTCAAATACAAACGGTCTTGCTGCCAATGTTAACTGTCTACGTATATACGCAATCAAACGAGCAACGTTAGTTCTGTCTAATGCACTTGAACTATTAAAACTAGTCTTGTTACCGTAATTTAATAATCCAACACCAGTAAAGAATACTAATGGATTAATGAAGTTAATATACAATACATCACGAATACCTAAACGTGTTTTGATCGGTTGAAACTCGCCAGTTGCAGCGTCAATATATCCAATGCTTAATGCATTGTCAATTGTACCACGACGAGTACCTGCTGCCGCTAACCAAGGATAGCTAATAGTATCATTACGCAAGAATGTACGCAACATCATATATGATGGGGGTACTGCAACTTGGTTACCTTGTAAGTCAGTTGCTAATCCACTTGGATAGAATAGACCCATATATGTGTCACGATTTACTAGACCTTCTTCACCTGTACTTGCCGCATCAGCTTCATTATTTGCCCATGCTTGAATTGCAGTAGCATCATCTGGTAATCTCATTGGTGTATCACCTAGAATATAACCAGTTTGACCACGATCATTATTTAATGTGATCATACCAGGTTGTAATTCTGGATAGTTAGGTGTTGCAAGCAAGTTAAAGAAGTTATCTTCATCACGTATTGCTGTATTAGTAGCAATTGCCGCACTTAATGATTGTACAACCATTGCACGTTGTGCTTTACGACCCATATATGGAGCACCCGTTGTTTGATTACCACTAACTGTTACCCAAGTAGAAGTAAATGTAGGCAGTGTCTCGTCAGGGAAACTTGTATTATTGAAATAATCAACCATATACTGTTTTACATTATAACCATTACGGCGTGTGTTAAATAACAACATTCCAGATGGATATAGAGTTGGATCCGGAGCATCTAAATCAAGATTATTACTAGTTAATAAACTAGTAATTGTTGGGATAGGATCATCTACTGGACTGATAGTATCCTGATTACTTGACCAACGTGCATCAGCAAATAATACACCTGTGCTACTTGTTTGATCTGTGTTATCTATTAATACCCACTGATCGATACCGCTAACACTTTGCCAACGATTAATTACCGGATAATTTTCTAAATCACTAGTATCAATCCATATATCACCGTACTCTAATGCAGTGGCATCACTTTGTACTGATGGTGCAGTAGCACTAATTAATGGTCCGTCAGGATCGGTAGTATTAGTTCCACTCGGTAGAGGGAAACCACTACTATCATAATCTCTATTACCATAGCCATACCATGCACCGTTGTAACCAATCATAATGTCAACTTGGTCAACTACACTATAGAACCAATTAGTATCATTAGCTGGAGCTACATTTGGCTCACCTTCATTGGCAATATATGTAAATTCTACCCAGTTACTTAATAGTGTGGTAAAGTGTGAAGGAGGTGCACCTGATATATATGTACATGATGTTGCTGCTCCTGAAGAAACTGATGTTATTTCAACAACCAAATCATTTGCCGTTGTTGCTCCACCTAAACTAGTACCTGCAATAGTTATAGTATCACCAACTGCGTAACCAGATCCACCGGATCCACTAATACCATCACCGTTTACTATATAAACATTTAAAAATGTGTTAACAGCGAAGGTAGCACCTGTTCCAGATCCACTAGTTGAAGTTTGAGCTACGGTAAATTCCGCACTGGTTGAATTTCCATATTTCACACCATCAGTTGTACCAATGATAAAGCCAGCAGCTTCTATTAACCCATTAGATACATTAGTAGCAACAAAAGATGAATTATGATAATCACTTAAAAGAATTACTCCACCTTCAGTATGAGTCAACTGAATTGCCCCGTCTGTAGTTACACTTGCTGTTGTGTAGAGAATTCCGGCTGCTGCCCAAGCTGTTACAAAATCTGTAGCATCTGTATTATCTGCTAATGTAAACTCATATCCATTACTTAATGTACCAGATCCAGGAATACTTACATATACTACCATATAATATGGTCCACTTGCAAAGGCTGGGGCTGTATCAGAACCAGTAATTACTGTTGGAC